CCTGCGAACAGCTTCTTTTTAGAATACTTATCAAGACCACCTACAGCTGAAATATTCTTTGAAGATGTATTAATGGCATTAGTTTTTTACGGCATGCCAATACTTGCAGAGAACAACAAACCAAGATTATTATACTATTTAAGGCGTAGAGGTTATAGAGGTTTTAGTATGAATCGCCCAGATAAAGCTTGGAATAAATTATCTACAGCAGAAAAAGAAGTAGGTGGTATACCAAACTCAAGTGAAGATATAAAGCAAGCTCATGCTGCTGCTATTGAGATGTATATTAATGATCACGTTGGTATGAAAAAAGATGGTTCATTTGGTAGTTTATATTTTAATGAATTACTAAACGACTGGAGTAAATTTGATATAAATAAAAGAACAAAGCATGATGCGTCTATAAGTTCTGGCTTGGCTATAATGGCAAACAATAGACATTTGTACGCGCCAAACTCTAAGGTTGAAAAACCAAAAATAAATTTAAACATTTCCAGATATAATAACGCTGGAGCTAATTCACAAATAATAAAATAATATGGCATATAACAGTAAAAGTTATTTTCCTAGTCAAACGGTAAGCGATGCTGAAAAGCTTAGTTATGACTATGGTTTAAAAGTTGCTAAAGCTATAGAGCACGAGTGGTTTAATGAAGATAGAAATTATAATAGATATAAAAATAATCAAAACAATTTTCATAATTTAAGATTATATGCTAGAGGAGAACAGTCAATACAAAAATATAAAGATGAATTATCTATAAATGGTGATTTATCTTATTTAAATTTAGACTGGACACCTGTACCCATTATATCTAAGTTTGTAGATATAGTTGTCAATGGTATTTCAGAAAGAACATATGACATTAGGGCTTATTCTCAAGATGCTTATGGAGTAGAAAAACGTACTGAGTATATGGAGTCTATTACAAGAGATATGGAGTCAAGGCAATTTAACGATGCTGCGATGGAAGCTTTTAATATGGATCTTTATGAAAATAAAAAAGAAGATCTTCCAGAGACTAAAGAAGAGCTAGAGCTACATATGCAACTAACATATAAGCAGGCTGTAGAGATAGCAGAAGAACAAGCTTTAAATGTTTTAATGGAAGGTAATAATTACGAACTTACTAAAAAACGTTTTTATTACGATTTAACAGTGCTTGGTATTGGCGCTGTAAAAACTAGTTTCAACACTTCTGAAGGTGTTACCGTTGATTATGTTGATCCTGCTGATCTTGTTTATTCTTACACAGACTCTCCTTATTTTGATGATATATATTACGTTGGTGAAGTTAAATCTATACCTGTAAACGAGTTAGCCAAACAGTTTCCTCATTTAACAGAGTCAGAACTTGAAGATATAATGCAAAATAAATCTTATAACAGGTCTAACTATAATTCTAGATATAATTACGATAAAGAAGACAACAATAGTATTCAGGTTTTATATTTTAATTATAAAACTTATATGAATGAGGTGTATAAAATAAAAGAAACTGGTACTGGCGCAGATAAAATAATACCTAAAGACGATACATTTGATCCACCTGAAAATAAAGAAGGTGGTTATTCAAGATTATTAAGATCTATAGAAGTGCTTTATGATGGCGCTATGATACTTGGTACTAAAAAATTACTTCGATGGGAGATGGCATCTAACATGTTAAGACCAAAAAGTGATTTTACAAAAGTAAAAATGAATTACGCTATCGTGGCTCCTAGAATGTATAACGGTAAAATTGACTCGCTAGTAAAGCGTGTAACTGGTTTTGCAGACATGATACAACTTACACATTTAAAACTACAACAAGTGATGTCACGTATGGTGCCAGATGGTGTTTATTTAGATGCTGATGGTTTAGCTGAAGTTGATTTAGGTAATGGTACCAATTATAATCCACAAGAAGCTTTAAACATGTTCTTCCAAACAGGTAGTGTTATTGGTAGATCATTTACACAAGATGGTGATATGAATCCAGGTAAAGTACCTATTAAAGAAATAACATCAGGTAGTGGTGGTAATAAAATGCAAGCTCTTATTAATAATTACAATTATTACTTGCAAATGATACGTGATGTAACCGGGCTTAACGAAGCTAGAGACGGTAGTATGCCAGACAAAAACGCTTTAGTTGGCGTGCAAAAATTAGCAGCAGCTAATTCAAATACAGCGACTAGACATATACTACAGTCAGGTTTATTTTTAACAGCTGAAGTAGCAGAGTGTTTATCACTTAGAATATCTGATATTATAGAGTACTCTCCAACAAGAGATGCTTTTATACAAGCTATTGGTGTTCATAATGTAGCTACACTAGAAGAGATGTCTAGTTTACATCTTTATGATTTTGGTATATTTATAGATTTACTACCAGATGAAGAGGAAAAAGCTAGACTTGAAAACAATATTCAAATGGCTATTCAACAGCAAACTATAGATTTAGAAGATGCTATTGATCTTAGAGAAATAAGAAATGTAAAGTCTGCAAATCAAGTTTTAAAAATACGTAGAAAAAAGAAGCTACAAAGAGATCAAGCCGCACAACAGCAAAACATGCAGCAACAAGCACAGCTTAATCAACAGTCAGCGCAAGCTGCAGCTCAAGCTGAGGTTCAAAAAAATCAAGCGATGATAGAGAGTCAAGTGCAATTAGAAACTATTAAGGCTCAGCTAGAAGCACAAAAAATGACACAAGAAGTTGAAATGAAAAAAGAACTAATGCAAGTTGAATTTGAGTATAACATGCAGTTAAAGAATATGGAAGCTGATGGTGTTAAAAGCAAAGAAAAAGAAAAAGAAGATCGTAAAGACGAAAGAACTAGAATTCAAGCCTCTCAACAAAGTGAACTTATAGATCAAAGAAATAATAAAAAACCACCTAAAAACTTTGAGTCGTCAGGTAATGATATACTAGGTGGTGGTTTTGATTTAGGGGCTTTTAATCCTAGATAAATTTATTAATTATTATTATATTATATTATGGAAGAAAACAAAGAAAACGTAGTTGAAGAAACTACACAAGAAACAACTGAACAAGTTGAAGAAACTAAAAAACCAAATATTAATGAAGACGGCGATTACGTTGTTAATTTAAATAAACCAATAGAAAATGAAACTCAAGAAAATAACGCTGACGACAGCGGAGTGGTTGCAGAGTCTGAAAATGCCGAGCCCACACAAGAACAAGAAGAAGTACAACCGGAAGCAGAAACACAAGAAGCTCCAACACTAGAAGAAATAACTGAAGATTCTACTGAAGAAGAAGTAGCAGAAGTTGAAGAACAAATAGAAGAAGCTGTTGCTGAAGCAGAGTCTACAGGTGAACCATTACCAGAAAATATTAAAAAGTTAATGGACTTTATGGAAGAAACTGGTGGCGATTTAAATGACTATGTTAAACTTAATCAAGATTATAGTAAGTTAGATGATAGTAATTTATTATATGAATATTACAAACAAACAAAACCTCATTTAACAAATGAAGAAATTAACTTTCTTATGGAAGATTCTTTCTCTTACGATGAAGAAGTTGACGAGGAAAGAGATGTACGAAGAAAAAAACTAGCATTAAAAGAGCAAGTTGCCAGTGCTAGAAGCCACCTGGACGGGCAAAAGTCCAAATACTATGAAGAAATTAAAGCTGGTTCAAAGCTTACGCCTGAACAACAAAAAGCTATAAATTTCTTTAATAGATACAACAAGGAATCAGAAGCAACTCAAAAAACAGTTAAAAAAAATACTGATATTTTTACGCAAAAAACTAATGAAGTTTTTAACGATAAATTCAAAGGTTTTGAATACAACGTCGGTGATAAAAAATACAGATTTAATGTAAACAATGCTGAAGAAATTAAAACAACTCAAAGCGATATAAATAATTTTACCAAAAAGTTTTTGGATAAAAAAAATGCTTTAATAGATGCTAGGGGTTATCACAAATCTTTATATACAGCAATGAATGCAGATGCTGTTGCGAAACACTTTTATGAACAAGGCAAAGCTGATGCTATGAAAAATAGTGTAGCTAAAGCTAAAAATGTAGATATGAATCCAAGACAAGCTCATGGAACAGTTGAAGCAGGAGGTATAAAAGTAAGAGTGCTAGGTGAAGACTCTTCTGATTTTAAGTTTAAAATTAAAAACAAAAATAAATAACAATTTAAAATTTAAAAATTATGGCAATTTCAAATCCGGGTCCTGGTCATTCAGGAACCGCTGGTAGTTTGAATAGTGTACCAGCTTCTCAGAAGTATACATTATCTTCAAACTATATAGATTTTGCGGACGGTGCGTCTAACAACGACTGGTCGCAACAATATCTGCCTGACTTAATGGAAAAAGAAGCTGAGGTATTTGGTAGTAGAACTATCGCAGGTTTTTTATCTCAAGTTGGTGCAGAAGAGGCAATGTCCTCAGACCAAGTAGTTTGGTCGGAACAAGGTAGGTTACACTTATCTTATGTAGGTTCATTAGTTATTAACTCTGGTGTGTTTACAGTACAAACTGATATTGATGGTAATTCACTTTCTTCAACTTCACATCACGGTGTTCGTATTAATGATATGGTTATTTTAGCAACTAGTGAAGGTGCTATCAAATGTCAGGTTAGCGCTGTTAGTGGTGCGGCTGTAACATGTTTACCATATGAAGACGAAGATATTGAAGATACTGCTGCTTTTACAGCTGGTCTTACAACTACAGCTACATTACTAGTTATTGGTTCTGAATTTGGTAAAGGTGCGAGAGATCAAGGTGCTACTGATACAACTGTTAACAATGGTTTTGGTGCTGTTAAACCTACACATCAATCTTTTTCTAACAAGCCAATTATAATCAAAGATTATTACGAAGTATCAGGTTCTGACGCTTCTCAAATTGGTTGGGTAGAGATTACTGGTGAAGCAGGTCAATCAGGTTACTTATGGTATTTAAAAGCTGAAGGTGAGACTAGATCTCGTTTTTCTGATTATTTAGAAATGACTATGCTTGAAGCTGTTAAAGGTGTAGCTGCTGGATCTACTGATGCTGATCACGGTGCTGGTGGTTTAACTGCTGGTAACACTATTGGTACTGAAGGTTTATTTGCTGCTATTGAAACTCGTGGTAATATTACTACTGGTGTTACTGGTGTTAACGCTGCTACTGATTTAGCTGAATTTGATGCTATCTTAGCTGAGTTTGACGCTCAAGGTGCTATTGAAGAAAACATGATGTTCGTAAACAGAGCTACTAGTTTAGCAATGGACGATATGTTAGCTTCAATGAATTCTTACGGAGCTGGTGGTACTTCTTACGGGGTATTTGACAATTCTGAAGATATGGCTCTTAATTTAGGTTTTTCTGGATTCCGAAGAGGTTCTTATGACTTCTATAAATCTGACTTCAGATACTTAAACGATAAAGCTACTAGAGGTAGTATCAATGCTAGAGATACTGTAGCTCCAATTAGAGGGGTTATTGTTCCAGCTGGTACATCTACTGTTTATGATCAATCATTAGGAAAGAACCTTAAACGTCCTTTCTTACATGTTAGATATAGAGCTTCTCAAACAGAAAGTAGAAAATACAAAACTTGGACTACAGGTTCTGTAGGTGCTGTTACATCTGATTTAGATGCTATGGAGGTGCACTATTTATCTGAAAGATGTTTAGTTACACAAGGTGCTAATAACTTTATGTTAATGAAGTAAGCATTTATTATATTAAGGATCGAGGCTTCGGCCTCGACCTTTTTTTTATTAATTTTATTATATATTATATTATGGCAAAAAAACAAAAAACACAAAAAGAAACAGTAACTGAAGAAGTTACTCAAGTTTTAGAACAACCAAAAAAACCTAGTGAAGAAAACACTTGGGAAATAAAAGATAGAACTTATTTTTTAAAAGGAGGTAAAAAACCTATATCTTACATTATAAAATCAGCTAATTTATATTGGTTTGATGAAAAAGCTGGATATGAAAGAGAGTTAAAATATTGCTCAAATCAAAAAACTTGTTTTGTAGACGAAATGCAAGGCGATCAAAGATTAGAACATATTATTTTTAAATCTGGTGTACTTTTAGTTCCAAGATCAAAAACAGTTTTACAAAAACTACTTTCTTTGTATCACCCGCATAGAAACAAACTATATAGAGAGTTTAAACCAGAAGTTACAGCTGCAAATGAAGTTGATTTAATAGAAGTAGAAATTGAAGCTTTAAACGCTGCTCAAAATTTAGATATTGATATGGCTGAAGCTGTTATGCGTGTAGAATTAGGTTCTAAAGTATCAGACATGAGTTCTAAAGAACTTAAAAGAGATTTATTATTATACGCTAAAAGAAATCCAGTATTGTTCTTAGAATTAGTTAATGATGAAAACGTACAACTTAGAAACTTTGGTATTAAAGCAACTGAAATGGGGATATTAAAATTATCTTCTGATCAAAGAACTTTTTCATGGGGTTCTAATGATAGAAAACTAATGAACGTTCCATTTGATGAGCATCCTTATTCGGCTTTAGCTGCTTGGTTTAAAACTGATGAAGGTATGGAGATTTACTCCAATATTGAAAAAAGATTAAATTAATCTAACTGTAGATGCAGTCGCTCTACGGGGCGATTGCAAACTACAAACTTAAATTATATGGAAAAGAAAAAATCAAAAGGTTTAGGTGATACTGTAGCTAAAATAACAAAAGCGACTGGAATAAAAAAAGTAGTTGATACTGTAGCTAAAGCTACTGGAAAAGATTGTGGTTGCGGTAAAAGACAAGATACTTTAAATAGATTATTTCCTTATAACAATTAAAAAAAAATTATGGTAGATATAGATACAGTGTACCAAAAAGTATTAGCATTTGCTAGTAAAGAGCAAAGAGGTTATATTACACCTCAAGAGTTTAATTTGTTTGCTGATCAAGCACAAAAAGAAATATTTGAACAATATTTTTATGATTTAAATCAAATATCTAGGCTTCCAAAAGATTCAAAAGAATATGTTGATGTAATAACAAATTTGAACGAAAAAATTAACCCGTTTGAAACTTCAAGTAGTGGAACTAGTATACCTAGTGATTGTTATAGATTAGGCACTGTTAGTCATAATGGTAGGATTGTTGAAGAAGTTCAACCAGACAAACTTTTATATATAAGACAATCACCTCTTTTAAAACCAACCGCACATAGAAGAATATATGTTAGAGAGGGTAGCGATATAACAGTATATCCTAATACTAGTAATATAGAATTTACTTATATAGCGGCACCTTCAAAACCTAGTTGGGGTTATTTTGTAGTTGGTGCGAAAGCACTTTTTGATTCTAGTAGTGTTAAAACAACACATTTTGATTTACATATTTCAGAAGAAAACGAATTGGTATATAAAATATTAAAATACGCTGGTATATCTATGCAAAAAGAAGATATATTAAGAGCTGGTCAAGGGTTAGAAACTTTAAAAGTTCAACAAGAAAAATTATAATAAATGGGATTATTAGGTAGAGCAACACATAAAGAATACTACGAAGGTAGTGATTTTGGTAATTATCAATTTGTTTCATTAAAAGATATAATAAATCAATTTATGATAGTTTATATTGGTGATGACAAAATTATATCTAAGGCAACAAGAACTGACGTTGCTTTTCACGCCCAAAGAGCTTTAGCAGAATTATCTTTTGATACATTTAAATCTGTAAAAACACAACAAATAGAGATGCCGCCATCTTTAGTAATGCCTTTACCTCATGATTATGTAAATTACACTAGATTAATGTGGGTTGATTCTTCTGGTATAAAACATCCTATTTATCCTACTAGAGACACTCAAAATCCGTTTCAAATAATGCAAGATGATGATGGTACTTATTCTTTTCCAGAAGAAAATGAAGAAATTGTTGATGTAGAATTTGATGGTTCTTTTATTGGTAGCAATTGGAATAAGCTTACAGCTGATATTCCTAATACAACTAAATCTGAAATGGTGTCTGGTACTTTACAGTTTTCTCACGGTACCACAAGTACACATGGTGCTAGCAATTGGGGTTATACTAACGTGGTTTATCAAGTTATAGATGTTAGTGATAAAAGTTTTGTAACAATAAAAGCAGAAGCAACAGCCGCAGATACAACTGCGGGAACTAAAGGTATACTAAGAATTGGATTAAGTCATATGGGTCCAGATAGTGGTAATAGAAATTTTGTTAGCAGTTCTGTTTCTGCTCTTACAAGAACAACAAACCATGAAATAACTATGTTTGATCTTTCAACTTCTGACGGTACACCAAGTTATTTAGAGTGGACTACAGCGGCGGATGGAACTAGTAGCGTAGAAAAAGAAATAATAGGTGTTAATGTTGTGGGTAAAGATTTTATACTAGCAACAATAGTCTCGTTTCATGAGTTTTATAGTGGAGCTAGTGGTAGCGCCGAAACATTTCAAAACTCGCATTTAGTAGAGAGCGTCTCTGTTGTTAATTCTTTTCCTAGTGATTTTCTTCAATCTCCTAGTGCAAACAGAAAAAATTCATCTACATGGAACAGTTATAAAGGTAATACACCTTCAGAAAATAATAATGACGACTATGAAGACGACACTTATTGGCCTAATGATGGTAAAAGATATGGACTAGATCCTCAACACGCACAAATTAATGGATCTTTTTATATAGATCAAAGGCTTGGTAGAATACATTTTTCTTCTAATATCTCTGGTAAAACAGTAGTATTAGATTATATAAGTGATAGTCTTGGAACAGATGATGAAATGCAAGTTCATAAGTTTGCAGAAGAAGCAATGTATAAATGTATTATGTATGCTATTTTATCTTCAAAAACAAATATACAAGAATATATAGTTCAAAGATATAAAAAAGAAAGATTTGCAGCAGTTAGAAACGCAAAATTAAGACTTTCAAATTTAAAACTAGAAGAATTAACTCAAATACTTAGAGGAAAATCTAAACAAATAAAACACTAGTAAATGCCAGATATTAAAAATCATTTCGCCGGTGGTAAAATGAACAAGGATGTTGACGAAAGACTTGTTCCTAAGGGTGAGTATAGGGATGCAATGAATATACAGGTATCTACATCAGAAGATTCTGAAGTAGGTACTATTCAAAATATACTTGGTAATTCTCATGGTTGTACTGACCATGGGTTAATACCACAAAGTTCTTTTACAGTAGGATCTATAGCGGATGAAAAAAATGATACTTTATATTGGTTTATTTCTGGAAACAATTTTGACATTACTGAAGCGTATGAAAAATTAGATTTTAGTAGTGGTGAAGTATCTATGGCAGATTTTATATGGAGAGAACGTCCAGATGGAAATACTAGCGTTAGAACATGTGAACCTGTATTTGTAGATAGATATGCTTTTTCAGTAGATGGTGGTTTTGGTTTTAATAGTGATGTTATAACGGGTTTAACTCAATCTGTTACAAGTGAATTAGAACCTGGGTGGACAGTAACTGGTGTTAATTCTGATGGTTCAACATCTGATACTTCTACAATACAATCAATTGATGAAAAAATTACTAGTTTTGGCGTAAGTTATTCTTATTCTACAACCAATGTTGCTAGCACACAATTAAAATTTATTGGAAATTATAGCGCACAAGGTAAAATTGGATCGGGAGTTTTAATACCAATGGTAGAACCGCTTGTGATAGCTACTCAAGGTGCCTCACCAACTCCAACGTCTCCAAATGATTATTTTCAAGCACCTAGCAATATAGTATATATAGAAGGTTTTACATGGAATACAAATGCTTTAATAGGAGAAGAGTTTATAATATTTCCAGATAACAATGCAATAAAAGAAACTTTTACAATATTACAGGCTAGTAACACTCAACTTACAACTCCAATTGGTGGTGGAGCCTCACAAGGTATTCCAGTTGTTAAGTTAGTATTAGACAACGCTTTGTCAGTGCTTTCTAACCCAGCTTTAGATCCACCAACAGCTGGCCAAGCCGCTGCAAACCAACCGTATACATCTACTTATCAAGGTCAAGTTATTAATGCAAGTGTTAGTTATTCTGTAAATACTGGTGTTAATATAGCTGATGGAAAACTAACAATTATTGATCCGCTTTTTGATGTTTCAACTATTTCCGTTGGTGATCAAGTAGTTTTTGCAAACCAAAATTGCACTATTAAAACAATTAACACTGTAACTCACAACAAGTTTATAGGTGCTACAACATCTACTACTACAACACAAATTACTTTGCAAGATTCTAATGGTGATCTTATACAAGGTTGGCAAGTTGGTGGTAATATATTTGGAGTTCCTCAACCTACTGCTGGACTTGTTATTCTTCCAGGAGATATTGAAGTAAATCTTAATAGTGTTTTAGATCTTTCAGATAATTATGATCAATTGTTTTTTTCTGGACCTAGGATTTTAAATTACAATCACAACGAATATATAACTGGTATAAATATTGTTGATGATATGTTGTTTTGGACAGATGGTAAAACAGAACCAAAAAAAATAAACATACAAAACAGTGTAAATGGTACCTACTCTAATAATAGACGTACTAGATTGTTAAACCCTGCTCAAGATATAGATTTATTTTCAAGAATACCTGTTAACGAAGAACATATTACCGTAATAAAAAAAGCGCCAAAAAATGTTTTAACTGTACAAACTCAGGGCTCTGAAGACACTGCTTTTGGCGATACAAACGAAATATCTTTTGCAGTAAATCCTGCTAATGTTAGTCAAGGTCAATTATTGCCAGACATGACTTTTAACTTAATAATACATCTTGATGAAGATACTCCTGCTGGCCAAACAATAAGCATTGGTAATGTGTTATTATTTAATTACGCCTCAAGCAACACAAAACCTGAAGATGATTTTGTTGTTTCAGGAGAGGTTATAGATATATTTAATTATGGATATACACCTTTAAGTTCATATCCAGATGGTAGCTT